GCAGGAAAAAGAATCAATCTTCCTTCCTTTGGTTGTACTATTGGTCCGTCATAAAATTCTGTAGTTCCTCCTCCATCTTCAGGTATATCATTTAAGTACCAAAGATAAGTTATAATTCTACGAAGTGAATCCTCTGCTGCACCATCATGATGATATACAAAACCTGTTTGGTCAGGTGTTGTTCTTTGAATTTGATATCCTTTATCTATTATATAACTTTTCTCTCTCCAGTTTGATCTGGATCGAGTTGGTATTGGATCTATAAAATGCTTCATATAATACTCATCTAGAACAGGAGATAACTTTTCAAAGAAAGTACGATCCTCCTTTTCCCAATCAGAATGAGTTGAAATATGTAAGTCCTGAGAATCTTTTACACTTGTGTTTAAACCCATTGCAGTTTGTCCAGGACAGGTTCTTTCATCCTTTTCAAATCTTTTGATTACATGTCTACAGAAATATGGGCTAAGGTTATTGTCAAATATTTCCAAAAATTTTGTCATTTTTTAAGGACTCTTCTTATAGATTTAATTGCTTCATTTCTGTCTCTTTGTTCTGCAATGCGTTCACCTGTGCTTTGAACCTTAGGTTGCTTACCCCTTAAGGTGGCAATTTTCTTGACTACTTTCTTGATAGTGGGTTTAACAACTTTCAATAAGATGTCAGCAAATGGTTTAGCAATTAGTGCAGATGTGGTAGCAACTAATGCAATTGATGCTGTGGTTGTAATAATTCCTGCTGGTGGTATTGCGTTCACAATCTGAGCAGGTATTGATATAGATTCTGTAACCCTAATACAGATACCATTTTCAATTTTATATCCTACTACAAGTTCTCTACCATTGTCAAATATTGTACCAATGGGTTGCTCTAATTTTTGTTTTGGATTAGGACACTCAATGTTTTGTGGAGGAGATGGTGGAGGTGGAGGAACACCTGCCTCTGTGTCTGTATTTGATTCATCAGGTGATGATGGATTTTTAATATTAGCTGGGTCTGTGTAATCTAATTCCTCAGGTGTATAATTAATTGGATTAAATGATGGCACACCTGCGTCACAATATGTAAGAGAACCCTTAGGGTCATCTTCAATAACTACACTATTGCTAGGATTATTTGTTTCATGAGATTCCACACACCCAGGCATATCCACAATGGGTATGCCTAATTCATTTACAACAGGTGGTGTTGGTGGTATTGCTTGTGGGATTGTAGTTGCCCAATCCCTTATCTCCTGAACAGAAATATCTCTTATGTCAATCTGTGACGATCTAATATTAATTTCAGGAATTTCCATTAGTCACTAAAGAAGTTAATTACTGCTGACCATGCTGAATGAAGTGCCACATATAAAAAGAATGTGTCTGAGGCATCTTTCTGTTTCATTCGCCTTCTTGATGTTGTCATAGTTGATATAATAACTAAAGTTATATATCAGGACTCATCAAATTCTCAGAAAGGAAGTGCTGGACCTGTGACAGCAGGAGCACCACCACCTATACCTGCAGGGGCACCAATAGCACCACCAGTTGCACCAGGTAGTTCTGGCATAGCACCATCAAGCATACCAGGAAGTGCTCCAGTAATTGCTTCTCCTGCAGCAGCAGCAACTTGATTCTTTACATTCTCAATGATTGAATCTTTATTGAGATATACATATGTACCACCACCTACAATAGATGCAGTTCCTGCAAATGATAGGAGTGCTAAGACGTTAATTACTTTTTGCATTTTTATAATCCAAAATTGAAAGGTATGTGTTATAGGGAATCCAAGCAGGATTCTCTTCATTGAATTGAACTTGAACTTCAGTAATTACTTCTTCAAGTTGTTTACTATAAGTTTGCCTTGTATTTTTAACAAAGCTCATGGGACTTGTCATTGGTTCCATTTCTATTTAACTAATTAATCTATTATTATGAAGTTTTTTCCAATCATATTTATCTCTTACATTTAAGTCGCAATACATAAATGCTACGCTTGTCCTTAATTTGTAAGTCATATTGTTTGGACTATTACCTCTGTGTTCCCAGGTACTATCAATAAGTACTCCAGAATTTGGTATGTACGGATAGTATTCATACTTTCCATTAAAAGGATTCTGGATAACAAATTCACCTCCCCAATTACTATTCCAAGAAGATTCTGTGAATAGAATGAAAGTATATGTCCCATCATTCTTCTCATCTGAGTGAAAGAGTGATGCTTGTCCATTTGTCTGTCCATTTATATGGATTCTAGACAAGTCTAAATCAGATGTTCTTAAATGTTTTTTAATTTTATATTTAATATAAGAACCAACTGATATATAAGCCAACACATCTAAAATATCCTCCTCAGTTTTTCCCCAAGAAGTATACTCGTCACCATTAGATGCATTATTATTTTTCCATCCATATTTTAAATCCCTGTTCAATCTTATGAAAATCTCTTCAGGTAATACATCATATAGATGGATAGATTCTTTTAAAAGTCCCATACATTATACATCATAAAAAATCACTCATCCTATCTATACTGCAAGTTAACTCACATGTTTCCCCATCAAACTCAGAGTTTGGAATGAAAACACCAGAACCACAGACTGCACTTCTACACCATCGTGCCGTGTGCCCTTCTGATTTCTCTGAGTGCTTCAAGGTCCATGTTTTTTGTTCCTCCGTCATATGCATGAGCATAACCTTCCTCAATCATTTGCTCGTTGAGGGACACATCTGCGTCCCCAATGTATAACCACCCAAGAAGACGCCCATACTTCCCAGTGCCACCAACAAGTTCAGTCCTAACAGACAACTCATCGTCACCAGCCAAAGTACCTTCGAGTTTTTCTTTGAGCCAGTTAGTTGCTTCAATTCCAAGAGCCTTCTCCTCTAAATTTCTCGTTCTTTTCTCTGGTGTATCAACTCCTGCAACTCTAACTCTTTCTTTCTTGTATAGATCAAACCCCAGATCAATGGTGACATCAATAGTATCGCCATCAAGAACACGATTGATCTCCGTCACTCGGAAGTTGTAACAACTTTTCCTGCTTGGTGGTGTCATTGCTCCCATGGGATTCTCTCTCATCTATTCCTAGTATGTATATGATAGTATAAACTGCCATAGCTACTACAAGGATTGTCATAATAATCACTGACCATACAGGATCAGATGGATTATCTAAAGGTCTCAATAGTAAATTCATTTCTTGACTGGCCAGGTTAGTTCCATTCCTATGGTTAGTGTTAATATAAAACAAAAAACAAATAAAGTACTCATGGATTTCTAGGGTTTATCCCCATTGATTTTAAATATTCTAACCACCAGTCTTGATCCTTCATGTATCTCCAATTAGGAACTGGTTTGCCTTGTTCAATCACATAGTATTGGTGAAGAGAATCATCTATAATCTGTGCGATCTGTAAATTCCTCTTCATCTTCGTCAACGTCTGCATATGGGTTTTCCACATATGGTCCGTGTGATTTTCTGGATTCTGTTCTGACATACTTGTGTTCGTCATTGACTGCTGAAACCCACAAAGTCAATTTCATAACTATCCAAATAATACCAAGAGGTAAAAAACAGGCAAATAAAATTAGTGGTTTCATTTATTTTTTAACAAAAGGTTCCCAGTGTTGCCACTTATACTTATGCACTGCCCACATCCCAACAACTGGAACACAGACTAACACATATGACATGAAACCGAGAGCAAAAGGATTTTGCATTGTATGTCTGACAAATAGAAGCATTTTAGTAAAGCTCTTCTTCTGCCTCCCCTTTGATGCTGCAATCAGATGTAGGATATGAAACACAAATAAGTGCAAATCCTGATTCCATCTGGTCATCATCCAGGAAAGACTGGTCTGATTGATCTATTGTACCTTCCAGTACTTTGGCAGCACAAGAGGAACAAGCTCCTGCCCTGCAAGAATAGGGTAGATCAATTCCCTGCTCTTCTGCTGCATCAAGAATGTATTGATCATCTTCACATTCAAATGTGGCAGTGGTTCCCTCAGAAGGGATTTCTATTTTAATTGTGTAAGTCATTTAATTTACGTGAATAGTTCCTGTCATGCCTGCACCTTGATGAGGACCACAAAAGAATTCATAGTCTCCTGCATCAGCAAACAAAATGTCTTGTGATTCTCCTGGTGAGAACATTAATGATTCTCTAGAAAGATCTGCACGACCTTCTACAATAATATTATGTGGCGGCAACATTCCATTTACAAAATGAAGTGTTTCACCAGCATTAATTGTAATTTCTGATGGATCAAAAATTAAGTTTCCATTGGAACCCATAGTAACATCTACAGCATAAGCCATCTTTGGTAAGAAGAAAATCATTGCTGCTATAGTAGCAAGAATCACTACCTTCATAAACTTCATTGTAGTTTAAA